CTTGCTTACAGCTGCATAAATTTTTGCCTCTGTAATATCTTTCTAGTTTCACACCTTCGAAGTGATCTAACCAAAAGGAAAGCCGACCTTTATCATCATCCAATGATTTTTTATCGGCTTTCTCCTCTATCCAACGAACAATCGCCTCCTCAAATGTGACATCAGGGAAGTCACCAAGCTTTTCTATGCGCCACAATTCAGACTTTCGTTTGTCGTGTAACTCCTGTGCTTGCTTCTTGTTCGTTGTGCCAAGAGACTCCTTGATACGCTTGCCGCTTGGCGTCGTGTAGTCCCCGTACCAGATTTTTCCTCTTTGGAATATTGACATGGTTTCCTTTCTCCTGTCTCACCAGTGTTCACTGGTATAGTGTGAATTGATTTATTGGCCGCTGCAATACATGCAGATCTAGTGAATAAATAAGGGGAGTTTTTCTTTAGTGGGTTTTTCTTTGTGAATGCAATCATTCCTTGCTTGCACCACTGTGATAGCGTGTTTTCAGTTATACCAATTATTTCTGCTGCTTCTTTTCTAGATATGGTTATTCCTGTCACCATTAATCTCCTTATCTATGCTATTGACGTACCAAGTTAGCCACATGATTGGTGGAAACTTTTTTGTGTTCTTTGGTGAGTGTTAATTGAAACTTAGGTAGGTAATCTTTGAGTATTGCTGTGCTTTGTTTGTCGCTGAGTTTTTTGAGTTGCTTTAGTTTGTCGCGGCATTCCCTTGCAATCTTTCGACGTCCGTTTTCTAATGTCTGCTCATTCATATCCTCTGCCTTTTATTTCTCATTGTTACCATATAAGACTTTTGACAGTTTTGAATTTCGACTGGGTAGATATTCTTTCCTATCTTTATTTTGTGGTTAACGATTATTCCTGTTCGGTTGTGATTCTTTTTGTGGGCTTCCAATGCCGCATTAATAGCAATCCTTTCAGTGGGCGTGACTTCTCCGCGAATTATTAATTTCATAATTCACCTATGCTATTTAATTGTATTTTTGTATTTCAGATTCTTTAAATCGGCAATTATGTTTTATTCCATCTCCGCAGACATATTTAAAATCATCAAGCGGATTTATTTCTATTACCGTTAAAATATCGCCATCCATATATCCGCAATAATCAGAATGACCATCATCAATAAGAGTTACTTTATCGCCTATGTTTATGTTATTCATTCTCCGCATCCTTCATTAATAGAAATAATTCCATAGCAGCGCGTAGTGGGTTTTTATTTAGAGCCCTACGATATCCAACACAGTTACCGTACTCGTCTATAAATTCCGCTTTCCATCTATCAGTTATAGTTGGTGCGCGTAATGAAATATTATTATCAATAATAATTGGCATTGCGTCGGCTGGGTTGTTGCAGGGGTCGAAAACTTGATATTTACCTTTGACGTTATAAGTAATCACGCCGTTAGGTAAGAATCTAAAATATTTATGTTTTATTTTTGCTGCATGAAAAATCTTTTTATTAATCTCGAAGTCAGATAGTCCAGTGTATTTATTCATTTACTAACTCCAGTTCACTCTCAGTAAACCAATCATCATCCTTATCGTCCTTATCCTTAACTAAATAGGGAAGCATGGAATCGACTTCATCAACAAACAAAATGACACCATCTATTCTCCATGGCTTAATCTTTACTTTATCGCCGACTTTAAATTTCATCTGAATACCTCGCCACACTTAATCTCAACATCCCGCACCTGCATTATTTGCCACGCACGGCTCTCGCATTCTTGCTGTGTGTATATTTGCTCAGATACAGGCACCGCAGAATCCTGTATTAGCATGAGTAATACATATCCGATTATTTGTATGGTTATTTACTTTTGAATAAATACAGGGGTGTTGAATGCTGGCGATTTATCTTTAGATACATAAACGTTTGATACAATCCCGTTATTCATTCTGCTTGCAGCTTCTTGCGTGATGAATGCAACAGGGTGTAAGTTGTTAATTCGCTCAATCTCATTACATAACTGAATTAACATTTTAGGGTGAATTAATTTATCCCAATCATTCAGTCTATAAGTGAATTCTTCATTCTCAAGTTCGGCTTTAATTAATAACTCACTACGTTTTTTTAATTCTTTTGCGTATTCTAATATTTCATTATTCATTTTTTATTTTCACTCCGTTGCTGATTAATTCGTTCTCAACTGAAACCGCTGTGTAGCACCAAACTTCATGTACACCAAATCCCTCTGGCAATTCAACCTCCAAACTCTCGCGTGATGCTTGCCAACTAATCCACATTAAATCAACGTAACGGTCAGCGTAATTTAATCCGTTATTTGCACGTTTAAGTTTTGATTCAAATTCTGACGGGTCGCTAAGTTTCTTTATTGTCTCTTCAAATTGCTGCCTTGATTTATCCATCACTCCACCTTTTTAGCTGAAAACGCTGGATTATATTCATAATCAATTTCGAACATACCTAGGTATTTATCGTCAATCCACAGCATGAATAACAAAGGCCATTGGTTCTCCCATCCATCACAGTCATGGTGATAATATTCTGCACATTCTTCTATGCAGCATTCGTGGTCATCATCAGCACTAAAGTTATGATCATCTGGTAATTCATATCGTAAGTTGTTAGTAATTTCTGATGGATTTTCGTCTTTACTGTCTGCTATATAAAACTCAACTATTGCCATTATTCATTCCTCTTGTTGCATATATTTAATCGATATGATTAAAATAATTCATCATTGTTTTTAATTTATGACCTATAGTTAATTTGAACTTTCTAATTATTTTTGTAGTCCTCGCCGATTCTCCCTGTGTCGGCATTTTTTTTATCTACTTCCTTGCTAAATTCCATGGCTTAACTATTCTTAAATTGCTTACACAGATAAATTATAAGTTTCATTCCTGCACGTCCCCTTGCCGTCAGCTCCGTGGCGGCTTTTTTTATTCATTGCATCCCTGCGAGTTAATGGCGATTCTTTAATCCGTAGTAATAGCCTCGCCTTAACCATCTCTCTATTTTCTTTACCACCCCGTGTTTAGCTCTAATTTCGTCAGGAATGCATGATGTATACTCTATTAAATTCAATTGCTTTCTTTTCGTGCCACAATTAATTCCAGCTTTAATGTATTCACTGCGATATTTTTTTAGCCATTCGTCTGAATTGCAGTTGGGACAAGGCCTGCTTTCATCTGAATAATCGTAATAGTCACTATGATTGTCGATATATAAGCGACCTCCGACGCATTTACCTGTCCTATGACTTCCATAGTTGCACGAGTGTTGAGTTTTGTTTTTCATATCTATCTCCTGTTTGCATCCTTGCAAATGTATCCTTTGGTTAAATCACATAAATAGCGTGGCGTGGGTAGGGGAGTCCGATAGGAGCGAAGGGAATATTGTCATCCCAATCCATCGGTGGTTCGTTGTGCTGAGCTGGTTGCCTTTGCTGTGACTGCTGAGGCTGTCGCGCTGGTTGCTGGCTTCCTGCCTGATTACTGCTGCTTTCTTTCCTGTTGCCTATAATTTGGATTTCTTTGGCTTTAAAAATAGTAGAGCTACGCTTTTGCCCTGTTTGCCTATCTTCCCACTCCTTAACTTCAACTTTGGCAGTGATACGCACCTGATTTCCTTTCTGTGCGTTTCTATCCATGTATTCCGCTGAACCTCCCCAAGCTTCACAGCGAACCCAAGTTGTTTTATCAATCCATTGCCCGCTGTCGTCTTTTCGCGATTCACCAATAGCTACTGAAAACTGCATTATTGCCGAGCCATTAGGAATGTAACGCAACTCCAAATTTCCGATCCTGCCAGTAAAGTTACATTGGTTCATGTCAGCCATTAGCTTTCTCCATGTCAGATTTTGTACTTTGATAAACTATTTCTAGTTTTTCTAAGTTTTCGACATCACCAGAGAATTTGTTTTTAAGCCAGTTATATGATCTATCTAATTGCTCTGGCGTCATTTCACCTGCCTTACCAGTAAAGTCAGATAGCAAATCAAAATTGGTCATTAACTTTTTAACTCTGTGCTCGGCTCGTTTGCCGCGTGAGACTGAGAGCATGAATGAAAGGTCGCTTTCTATATGGCTCATTGCGTGAATTTTGATACCACCAACTGCAACGCCACCGAATTTAACGGTTGGGTCTCCAATTAATGTTATTGATCTTCCAACCCACGAATGACCGTCGCTACTCCAAGCCCCAATTAACACTCTGCGCATTGATTTTGATGGCTTATATGGGCGACCGTCATAACCAACGAGGTCAATAAATACCGGCTGGTCTTTAGAGCCTTCTCTTACTGATTTGATAGTTGCTGTTATCGGGGTAGATTGAACATCTTCAAAGTTAAGCTGATCTGACTTTGGAATGATTGTGCGTGATAAGTCCATTAGAGATATACCTCATCGTCTAAATATTCATCATCGAATAAGTAATTAGGAACATTGATTTCACTCGATGGAAGAACCATTCCCTCGGTTCGTAGTGATTCGTCATCAATGCATTCTTTAATTTTGCGTAATGCTTCGTGCATGTGCTTATAACCAAGCTCCAGCGATTCCGTGCCGATGTAATACATGCAGTTGGTATAAGGCGGTTTATTTTGAAGTGCAAAGAAGCAAAACTGGTCTAACTCAATCCCTGTAGTTAGCTTTAAAACGTACAGATAAAAGGCGGCTTGAATATGGTAGTGATATTTACCGAATGCCTGACTAAAACCTCGCTCAGTTGCATCCTTGCAACTTTTGACATCAAGCGGGTAAGGGTGGGAGTCTGATAATCTATCGAACCGACATTTAATCCTTAAGCCAGTAATCGGGCAGGTGGCAAACATCGATACTTCTGATTTTCCCTTTGCCGCCATGTAATCCATAAAGTCAGTATTCATCTCTGCTGACTCGACCATTCGAGTAATCGTTTCTACTTCGCCATTAATCAGAATATTGTCGGCGTTGTATATTTTCGCCAGTTCCTTATATTCCTTGGATGCACGAGTTTTTATTTCTGGTTCAAGTATGAAATCCCTTTCAAATACTTCAGGCTCCAGTAATGCTGCATGAATTGCCGTTCCAATCTGTGCCGATTTACTTCCTTTAAATGGGTTAAAATACAGATTGGCAGGACTAACACTAATAGCTTTGACTGACGTTGAACCTATCGCCTCATCCTTGTGATAGTCTTCGTTGCTCAGCCCGTAAATAATTCCTTCTCTCATTGAATAAGCCTCTCTTTCAATACATCCTGTATTTTCTTTAGAATCCTATCCTTGGTTGATTCAGATAATTGCCGAAGTTCCTCACCGTCAATTTCGTTGTAAATATCAACAGCCATTTCTCCAATCTCAAAGTCAGGGTCATGGCCTTTGAGTTGAATATTCATGCTGCGTCCTCATACCGTTCCCTGAGTATCTTCTCCAACAGTTCCTTTGTTGGATTTAAACTCAATATCAGCCATTCCGTGGCGTTGGTTTCTATCCTTGTATGTGAATCAAACTCAAGCGATATTCGCTGCCCTCTGTGCGCCGCTGGCTTTGAATTCAAATAAATAGCATCGCTTTCTATTTCAATTGTTTGCATACGTCACCTCATAAAAGCAGGAAGAAGAAAAAATATAAATATCAGGATGGTAGCTACACAAAATCCGACACTTGGTTTGTTTTTGATAGCCTGTGGCTTGGTAGGCCTAACCATGCAAACGTCTCGCATTGCACGGCTGTATTTATTTTTTGCTTGCATGATTAATCCTCACTTATCGATTGATAGCGATTGTTATTTAGGTTCTGGTGTTGGTGCGGTGGGTACTAGTAATTCATTGTCATGTGGGGGATTTGGTTACTTGCAACTAGCTTAATAAATTCAGTTGCTAACTTTTCGTCAAATCCGTTACTGACTAAGACTTGTAATGTTTCTTGGTTGTACTTGCGGCGATGCTCTTTATCTTCTTGACGCTTAGCGTCTTCCTTACGCTTGCGTTCTTCTTCTGCTAATCGCGCTTGTTCAGCTTCCTGTGCTTTCTTGCGCTCAGCTTCGATAGCTGCTTGTTTATCGCGCTCAGCTCGCTCCTGAGCTTCTTTAGCTTCTTGCTCTGCACGTTGAATGGCTTCATGCTTTTCACGTTCCGCGCGCTCTTGTGCTTCCTTTGCTTCACGTTCGCGCAGTGCTGCTGCTTCGATTTCTTGCTGTGCTTTTTGTTCGGCTGCTAATCTTGCTTGCTCTGCCGCTTGTTTCTTTAGCTCTTCTTCGTGAGCAATACGCTGACGTTCCGCTTCGGCTTTAGCTTCTGCTAAATCACGGTCGAATTTCTCATTCATGAGCAGGGCGATTTCATGGTCTGACTCGATACGCTCAGCAAGTGCCTTATCGAATGCCGCGTTCATTTCTAGTGCTTCTTCGTGCCACGCTAACATTTGCTTTTCTGCTTCGATTCGCTCTTGCTCGGCTTCCCACTCAGTTAATGGTTGTCGAACTTTATCGCGCAATGTATCGAAACGCTCTCGCACAGTTCGTCGATTGGCGTCGATTAGCTTTGGTATTTCTTTTAACTCTGCTACTAAGTCTTTACCGAGCCCATCAAGGTAAGTTTTTGATTGAGCGACTTTGTAGGCCAATGAAGCAATTTCCTTGCGACCTTTAACAGTGGTGACATCAGGAATAAAAGAATTAACTTCTTGCTCTACTTTACGAATGATATCTTCGACACTATCCGATGACTTAAATACTTCAAGCGACGTCGACTTCTCAATTACGACTAATTCATTTGCCATTTCCTATGTTCCTTATGTGCATATTCCTCACTATTAATAGCGATATGAATGATTAAGTGGTGGGTTACTGCTGACCGAGGGCTTTTGCTATTACAGCGTCAACGATGTCTAAATCATCGTCATCATCTGGTTTATAGCTTACAATTTTATTGCGAAGTCTTATTAACTGCTCTAATAACTCTGGTGCTGTTGCGATTAGATGGGCGTTGGCATTACTTTCATCTTTGTTTACTTTGTCAGATAGATTAACCACGGCAACATGCTTGTACCTGAATTTATCGCTACGGTAATGAGATTATCTATATTCCACGGCGCAGGAGTGCCTTTAAATTCCATATCACCACCTAGCCTTTAACATTGCATCTGCCATGCGGTAGTAGAAATTAGCCCTGTTAACTAAGTGCTCATCTGAAATATCATTTGGGAAATGACCGAGTTCTGCGCTTTGTGAAGCTAAATCGCCTTGCATAGCCGCGTTGGCGAAATAATCCCTGATAGTCGCATCACTAGCCATTTCTACGCGAATCGATGCATATTCGTATTGTTCTGTCATACTCCCTCCGTTATTAACTAAACACGATGCTAGCTGTTTTCAATCTTCTGCATTGTGTCGAAAACGCTCCAGTATTTTTCCCAATCGTAGATATCGTATTCTTCTGTTTCTTCGTTCCAATCACCACTAAACGGGTTTTCACATGCTGAAGTTAACCAGAAGCCAATAGCGGGGTAGTCAGGGTTGCTTTCGAATATTTCAGCAATTCGAGGCCAGTGATTTACACGCTCCTCATTTGGCTTGAAATCAACTAGATAATCCCTTATGCACTTAGCTGCTTCTGCATAGTGTTCTTTTTTTTACATAGCAATTATCATAGGTCATCGCTAGAACTGCGCGCTGGTGATAGGGGATGTCTTTGTTTTTATACAAAGGCCATAAACTATCTATAACTCTTGAATACCCAAAATCATCACAGCCCAGATACTTAACCGCCATGTCATTCCAAATAACAGGCCCTGAACCAAATCCATTTTGTAGCTCTTCAATGCAGCCATGGTCTTCATTAGGCCATACTGCAACAATTGTTGTTACACTCATCTCTATCTCCTATCTATTAATCAACTCACCAACCTATTGATAATCCACACTCTCGCAGTGGACGCGCTCATGCCCTTGAGTTCATGCCGCTCAATCGCCGCTAATAACTGGTGCGTATTTGGCTTGTACGCTGCTTTACCAGAGCTATTTGTAATATATGACCCTTGACCCGTCGCTACACAGGCTAGCAATCATGCTACTCAGGGGTTAGTCACTACCTAACCTTTGCCGCTATGCAACTGCGGTTTGTCCGCTTTACTTGTTACATAAATCCTCCGATTCAAACGGTTCTTTTATTTCTGACGCCACCGCTTTAACGCCAATCAAAATTTTTTATCTCTAATTAATGAATTTATTAATAAGCATCTAAACATCTACCATTGTTCAGTAACCACAGTCTTGCTGTGTTCTTTGCGTTACTGCCTACATAGGATTTACTTGTCTACCTATGGTATAAGGTGCTAACAATGCGCCGTGGTGTTCAGCCATGACGGATATATGTTTCTCCTTGTGAAGTTACCTCACCACAGCCCACCTTGATGGACTGTAATTAGTTAACTGTGCCTGCTTTTAACCACGTCAGGCGAGGTGGTTCCTTACTTTCCACAGTCAAGGAAAATTGATATATTGGTTATTCCACAGTCAAAATAAGGAAGTTTTTTGTATGTCTTATCGCATTGAAGATTTGAAATTTAGTGGGGCAAGCAGAGAAATTGCAGCTATCAAACTAGCACTTTCGGTTATTGCTTGGAGCCGTGATGAAGCTAATGGAAACGACATTGTTAGAATGTTGCGCCAGATTCCAATGAAAGAGGTTCAGGACTTAGCTAATGATATTGACAAGCTAAATCCTAAAAACGCTAAGTAGTTTTAATTTCCACATCACCGATCACAACCTCTAACGAAATTTCTTCGTAGAGGTTTATGAATGCTTTTCTTATTGCACTTGTCACGCTGATTGCCAGCTCATCGGACATGGGATTTTTAAGTAAATATTGAGAAGCAGTTTGAGCTGCGATTATCTGTATACTCTCTGGTAGGTTTTCAAATTTCATTTTCTATCTCCTATTTAACGTGCCGTAACACTTCCATCACTCATAATCGGCTTGCGTAGCCGTGGTTGCTTGCGTGTGTCTGGTGCTGATTTGAGCTTCTTCAATTCAACGATTATCTGCGCCATAACATCGAATGAATTAACCTTCCGTGATTCTTCTTTGCGCTGTTCCATGCGCTTCTCTTTTCTGCGTAATTTGTAACGCTGTCTTGAGTTCATAATAAAATCCTCAGTTAGTTAACTTTGGTGATTGGTGGTAGGTGCTGAAATCCTACTTGCGTGACTGGAATCGAACCAGAGCATGTACGGTCACTTAAGCCGCATCGTTCTACCGCTGAACTACACGCTAACAATCGGTACACTCGGCCTAGGAACCCGATCACCCTCATGCTTAGCTAATCAGCCTTAGCATTCACCAATCCCAAAGCTAACTTCACTTTGGCCTCCCGTTTGCAAGGAGGAAGCTAAATTATTAAAGAGCATGAATGGTTTTGATAAATTATCGCTCCATTCGATGAGTTAAATTTAGCGTAATGATAAATTAAGGTCAATAGCAATTTGATAAATAATTTATCATTTAATGGTAAATTATGATTAAGTTATTGATTATTGGATAAATTGATTTGGTAAATAATTTAGCAGAAATAAAAAAGCCAGCTCTGATGGCTGGCTTGATGTGAATAATGTTCGTTTTTAACCTAGTCTGGTGTAGTTCATTTCCCACTTACCGACGACAAACCCCTCGATTCTAAATTGGCTTTCGTTGGATTCGTTGATTTCCCATTTTTGATAAACTGAGTTATCACTAATGACTATCATCTTGTCGCCTAGAAGTTGAAGCCTCTTTATGTGTGATGCATCCATGAATGTAAATGCATAAATTCCGTCACTGATAAACCTATTCACAGTCTTATCAATTACTACTAACGATCCCGGGTCGATAGTACCTAACATACTGTCACCAACAGCGGTAACAATGCCTAGTGATGATGCTTTTCTACCACCAAACATTCTTTTAGCATGCTCAGGCTCTAGCTCCACAGCTCTTACGACATCAGGATAATCATGATTCAAGCTGCCACCTCCACAACTGTATTCTAGATCTAACAGTTCAATCCTGTACGTATGATCAGTACCTTTATCGGAGATGTTTTGCAAGATATATCTATCGTTGCTGTGATTTTCGTTCTTACTTTCTGCCTGTAGGGTGTCCATCCAGCCATTAGGCAGAGACAGTGAATCCTCAATTTTCCTAGCTAAAACATCACCAATGTTTCGCACTTCCTTGTCACTGGTAAGTTGACTTAGCTGAGCGGCAGGCATGCCTAGCTTGTCTGCAAATTGAGCTTTGTTATAACCAGATGAGAGATATTCGCTCATAAGGGCACGCAAATTAGCGCGTCTTATATCTTTATTTTCCATTCCCTAATGCTCACATTTTTTACCAAAATGATAAATATGCAAATTGATAAATCTTGCTTGCTAAATATTTATCATTACGATAAACTTTGATTAATTTGTAACAACAAAGGTAAATACAATGAGCAACGAATTACTCCGATGGAGAAAAGAAGCCAGTCAAGATGACTGGGTGCTCCTTGCTCAGCTTGCAGGGACGAGTGTTGGTTACTTGAACCAGATCGCTTACGGCAACCGCCGAGCGTCACCTGAAAAAGCTGGCGATATTGAGGAAGCAACAAAGCAGTTTAAGTACCAAGAAGTAAAAAAAGAAGCATTGGTTTTCGCCCAATTAAAAACGAATGCAGCCTAGCACTAAATCGCTCTTTAACATCTTATCCGCTCTCCTTGCAAACGGGAGAAACCACAACTCACAGGATCGTGAGCAACGGACTAATTACGTCAAAAGGAATTTAACAAATGGAACGTGCAAATTACAGCAAGAAAGTATTAGAAACCGAAGCAGAGATTATGAACCGTCTTTTGTACATGGGTAAAAGCAATTTTGCTCGTGAGGCAGGGTGGCATGAATCGAAAGTAAGTCGGTTAAACGTCAAAGACATCGCGATAGTCTTCGCAATTCTCAATAAAGCATTTGATAACAGCTTCATAGAAGAAGTTGCGAGACAGGCTGTCAGTAAGGTCTTAGAAAAAGAAAACGCCCCAATTGTTGGAGCAATCGAGGCGCATTAACTGAATATCTATACAGGAGTTATTATGAGTTCTTTATCACTACATTACAAGTCAAAAAGTAAGAACGGTACGGAAACAACGGTTAAGAAAACCTATCTAGTACCCATTTCTGAGCTATATGTGGAAGAAGGCTATAACGTTAGGGAAATCGATCAGGAGCATGTGATTGAGTTTTGTGATGCGTTTGTAGCTGGTGAATATATCCCTCCTTTGGCTGTTCAAGTTACCGAGCAGGGCATCAAGATTATAGACGGTCACCATCGCTATTATGGTGCATTGAAGGCCATTGAATCGGGTACTGAAATCCCCCGCATTGAGTGTAAAGATTTTGTCGGATCTGATGCTGACAGAATCGCATTCATGATCACCAGTTCGCAAGGTAAGCCATTAACTCCGCTCGAAAGGGCGGCAGCATACCAACGCCTAATTAACCAAGGTTGGGAGTCGTCAGAGGTTGCAAAGAAAGTTAAGCGCTCAGTTAAAGATGTTGATCACCACTTGCAGCTGCTAGCTTGCGGTGACGAGCTTATTGATATGGTTCGCTCTGGTGAGGTCTCAGCAACAACCGCTGTGGCCTTATCGAAAGAGCATGGCAATCAAGCTTCAACTGTAGCTACTGAGCAAATGAGCAAAGCCAAAGCCGCTGGAAAAAAGAAACTAACACGTAGTGATGCCTTACCTCAATTCAGTGCAGTGAAGGCAAGGCGTTTTATTCAGGCTGTAGTCGATGCAGGTTTAGAGCTTCAAGGCGAAGCAGGGTTAATCATGGAAGAATATCGGACATTCTTATCTGAAAATAATCAGGAGAGAACATTGTGAATACAGCAGCAAACAATATTTATCAATTCTCCAGAGGTGATCCGGAGGAAAGATATATTAAGCCGGAGCAACCAAGAATGGCAGAGTTGGAAGATGGCTATACAAAGCTTGCCAATGAGTTACTTGAATCGCTGTCGTGCTGCAACCTTACTGCAAGGCAATTTAGAGTCATGTTAGCGTTAATTCGTAAAACTTATGGTTTTGGTAAGAAGAATGACCGAATAGCAGACTCTCAACTTGCGGAGGTATCTGGGCTATCAAGACAGAACGTTAACAAGGCAAAGAAAGAATTGATTTCAATGAATTACATCATTCTTGAGGGTAATAAAATTGGAGTCAACAAAGAGGTTTCAGCGTGGAAAAATCAATCTAGAGACAGTGTCTCTAACTTGAAGACTAAAAATGTCTCTAGCTTAGAGACAAATGAAGTCTCTAGATTGGAGACACACAAAAGAAATACTTTAAAGAAAAAAGAAATAAATAATATATCGTCCGAGAATTCTAACGAATCCTCTGACCGACCATCTGAAAAAGTTTTAATGGTTAAGCCTGATGCGGTCGTTAGCTCGCCCAAAGGTAACAAGTGGGGAAATGCTGATGACCTGAAAGCCGCTCAATGGATTTACTCACAAGTCCTTATAGTCAGCCCAACAACCAAAGAGCCTAACTGGTCAACATGGGCTAACGATGTTCGACTGATGAGACAATTAGACGGACACACCCACCAAGACATTTGCAAAATGTTCAAATGGGCAAACAAAGATTCGTTCTGGTGTAGCAATGTTTTATCGCCAGCAAAACTTCGTGAGAAGTGGGCAACGCTGGTTATTCAAAGTCAGCAACCAAATCGAACTCAGCGAGTAGCGGAGCAAGCACCAGCGCAAAGCTGGAACACACGTGAAGCATGGGAGAATGAATTTATATGAAACCTAATCTGGCAACTGCAATCGCTAATCGTGATGCAGGCGCACTGGCTAGAATGGCTCAAAGCAGTACGCCGCAGAAAGTAGTAAATCCCCAAGCCGAGCAACTAGTCGATGTGTTATTCCGAAACCTAAAACAAATCTTTCCTGCCGCAGTAAATACCATCTTCAAAAACGAAAGTGACGAGCTAGCTGCTAAGCGCCAGTGGATCGCCGCATTTGCTGAAAATGGAATTACCACCCGTGAACAGCTTCAAAACGGGATGCGACACGCAAGGGCAAGCGATAATCCATTCTGGCCTGCCGTTGGTCAATTCATCAAGTGGTGCAAACAGGAAGACTTCACTCAGCTTGGATTACCCACCGAAACCGAACTATACGACGTATTCAAAAAGTATTGCTCGGAGCGAGGCTGGCGTAGGTTTAATTGGCCATCAAATGCTTGTTACTGGATTGTCACTAAAGTTTACTCAGAAATGCGAAGCCGCAACCTGTCTGATTCAGAGGTTATAAAACTTTGTGCATCTGAACTTAAAGTTATGGCCAACAAAATCAAATCAGGCGAGAAGATACCCGATCCGATATTGCAGTTAGAGGGCAAAGTGACGCCCACTAAGCGAGACAAAGCGCTATCAATCATTGCTGACCTGAAAAACAAACACGGATTCAAGTAACACACCAAATCATAAGGACTTCTAAGATGAGTGGATATGAATTATTACAGCGGTATCACTTTGACGATAAAGCAAAACATCGATGGACAGAAGCAATGAGCTATCTGTTAGATAATTATGATGATTTCCCTACCGATATGGACGTTAACATTCAAATCAAAGCGGAGTTTAAGGGGTTTAGATTTATTAAATCACCAGAGGGCGAAGTGCTTTTCGGTAATTGCATAGTGCCAGCAATAACAGCCGATGATTTTTACCAGTTTAAAGCCATCAATTGAGGACTTCTAGATGAAATCATTTTACATGATATGCACTCGCGATACGGTGGGGAGCAACGCATCATTTCATTGCAAGGACGGAAAAGGTTACGCCACTGATATCGATAAGGCTCATGTATACACGCTAGAGGAAGCGCAAAGGGCGTGGGAAAGCGGAAGAAGTATCGATCAACCTGTTTCTAAATTCTGGGTTGATGCTTTAGCTGATTATCACGTCGATTGTCAGTACATACCGCGCGAAACTGTAATTCAGGAAGGCTGTACTAATTATGTTGGTTACGTGAAAGGCGATTGGGACGGCAACGATGTTTATTGGCTAACTAAAGGGTATAAGCCAGTAACTAATTTTTCATTTGCTAAGCAGTTCCATGAGCCAGATTTAACGATGGATAACATTGTTTGGCTGCCGTTCGATATTGCCGATGCACAGAAAAGGCGCACATTCTGCTTATCTAGCTTCAAAGCTCGAACGATGGTGCAAAGTGCAGGATTACGCATTCCTGAATGGCTAAAGAAACAACGCAGACGCAAAGGAAGCAGCGGAAAAACACGATGGAATTGTCCATGCTGCGGGAAAATCAGTTGGCAGTATGACCCTTATACATTTAGCGGCTGTCTTGATATTTACTGTCAAGAATACATTGGAAATTAAGCGAGGTGTTGAGTGATGAAAGGAACAACGTTAACAGAGGGGCATCTAATGCAGGGAACTAATTGGGTTAAGGTGAGCGATGGATTACCGAACGATTACACCGTAGTTTTAACTAAATCGGATGGTGCAAATGTTAGGAGTATATTCTTTCACGATGAAGCGAAAAACCCGACATTCATTCATATTAGCCGAAACGGTAAAGTACGAAATTTGGACAATGTAACGAAATGGCGACTCCCACCAATGCCAGAGGGTGAATGATGGAATCACCACTTGCACGAATGATTAAGCAGCAGGTATTTGAAGCTAACGTCGACAGGCTTGTAAAGCTAAACAATGAGCAATGGGATTTCATACTGAACGACCAAGACGAACGCGCATGGTCTGGCGGTAACTACTACGGTCACGATTATGACGAATGGGAAATTTACACTGCCTACGATATCAAATATGTGAAAACAGGATTAAGGGAACCGTTGTTATGAGTGAACTCAAGAAATGCCCGTTTTGCAATAACGATTTGTTAGATGAGAAATCAGCAGCACCAAATTTTAAATATATTCGCTGCCCTAGGTGTGGGATGGCTGGTGCTTACGGATTATCAAGCGAACAAGCCATTCACTTTTGGAACACTCTGCCGAGAGAGAGACAGGCAGCATGGAACAGGAGAGCTAACAGTGAAATGGAAAATTCGTAATTTATTTTTAGGAATTATGAATAGGTCACGTCAATTCCGAGTTTACAGAATGAGAAAAACAATTCGTAAAGTAAAAAAAGAAGGTCGTGATTTTTATGTTATCTACCGACAGCTAAGATTTTTTGGAGTCAGAAATTGGCTGCGAAAAAACGAACCAACGGAGAGCTAACAGTGAGTGATGGAATAATACATATCAGCCGCTATCGAATGTATCGGCTTAGATTAAATGACGGTCGATATATTTACATGTCATGGCATCCGTATTGCGGTCCTACTATTTTCAAAGACAAATACGAAACACGATGGATTGAAAATTGGTACGAAGATGAGCAAATTGTTGATGCTGTAAATTGGTTCGTTAACCGAGGCAAGAAAGCATAGGAGGCTAATTGACTGATGACATCTGTCTCCACAAATCCAATCTCAAAGGCATTTTCAAAACCCTCTCAGAAGTAACAGAAACTGGTAAACGTTACCGAATCAAAATCACCGAATGGCGTGACCTCAGAACAATACCAATGAACAAAACATGGCGTATGTGGATAGAAACCACAGGCGATTGGCTGCGTGCGCGTGGCGTTGTCATTGATATTAAAAATGGTGCTGGTGAGGTTGTTCTATCAAAGCCAATAACCAATGAAGAAACGCATGAGTATTTTGTTGGTCACTGGCTAGGTCGCGATGAAAACGGAGAGCGTGAGAAAACCCGCAAGATGGATAAAGCACGGATGCTCTACATGATGGAGAAACACGAAGCATGGTGCATTGAAAAAGGCATTCCAATCATCATTCCAAACGACAGCGAATACATGAAACTCAAGGAACAGCAAGAGAGATGACAGATAACGTAAACAACCCAGCTCACTACGCATCAGGTGACATTGAATGCATCGATGCCATGAAAGCCAGCATGACCAGAGAGGCTTTTCTAGGATATCTCAAAGGGAATATTCAAAAGTACGTCTGGCGATATGAAAAGAAAATTAATCCGGTCGAAGATTTGAAAAAAGCCCGTTGGTACATGAACCGACTAGTTGATGAGCTGGAGAATGAAAATGACGCCTGAAGAAAAACTGAAGCAACTAGATGAACGTTTAGATGAATTACACAGGGTAATTGATTATCTGAACGAATCACGCAGGGAGTTAATAAATCGTCACAATCTAAACAAGGAGAAGTTATGACTCAGCAAGGTAAGAACGCGATTGAAATAATCAAAGCGGTTAGAGAGCTTGAATATTTCACCGCAAAACAAGCGCAAAACATAACAGGAATCCCTTACTCAACGGCAAGTTATATTATCAGCCTAATGCGTAAATTTGCGGCTGTGTCGGTTGTAGGAAAAAGCAAAGGCACATTGAAATATAAAATATCACCTGATGCTGTGCAGATTGTTAAACGTGAATTTACTGAGGTTTTCAAGCCAGTCCCTAAGAAAATAGACGATGAAATAGTAGGTCGTGGAATGGTCTATGTCGAAAAGGCCAATGTGCAAGGTATGGGTAGCGCATTCTTAAAGCGGTTTGATAATTTGCTTAGTGAGGCAAGGGCATGAAGGAAGAAAGAAATGGAATTTACCTCAGAATCGATGGTGAGCAATATCGGCATATTTGGGTGGTCGGTGACATTCACGGATGTTTCAATCTATTAAAAAGGAACATGCATCGAGTTGATTTTGATAAAGAAAAAGATTTATTAATTTCAGTTGGTGACTTAATCGATAGGGGGGATCAAAACGTCGAATGCCTAGACCTAATTAATGAAAAATGGTTTCGTGCAGTGCGCGGTAATCATGAGCAAATGGCTATTGATGCTTTGTTTAATGGCGGTAACGTTAATAACTGGATATACAACGGCGGCAATTGGTTTTTCATGCAGGACTACGATAACGAAGTTTTATCTCGAGCCTGTTTAGCCAAAGCGGAGAAGCTACCACTCATTATCGAAGTAAATACTGATGGCAAAAAGACGGTCATTGCACATGCTGATTATCCATCCGATGAATATGAGTTCGGCAAACCAGTAGATGAACAGTATGTAATTTGGAGTCGTGAGCGCATTAGTAACAATAACGTGCGTGAGATTAAAGGCGCTGACCTATTTCTATTTGGCCACACGCCAATGCCTAAAGGTGCTGTTAAACGAGCTAACCAAGAGTATATCGACACTGGCGCGGTGTTTGGCTATGGGCTGACGATGAGGCAGATAAAATGAATACAAAACAGCGATTAAGAAAAGCACTACTTGAAAATATTGATAAATTCGATATTAGCGATGACGGTCAAATCATCATGAAGGCTCAACCAAAGAAATCAAGGGTAACACTCGGAGCCAAGTTATTTATGGTGGCCATATTTGCGTGTCTATTTGCATCTGCATGGATATTTAAGGCGGCGATATATGGCTAACTTACGCAAAGAAGCAAAAGGCAGAGAGTGTCAAGTCAGAATACCCGGAGTGTGCAATGGTAATTCTGAAACCGTGGTGGGTGCTCATTATCGAATGACTGGATTATGCGGCACAGGATGCAAGCCTAGCGATTTATTTATAGCGTGGGCGTGTATTGCATGCCATGACGAAATCGACCGCAGAACGCGAATCACGGACGCTGAATATGCAAAGCAATGTCACCTAGAGGGAGTTATGCGAACTCAGGCCATATTGCAAAGTGAGGGGAAGATTAAGGCATGAATGAATATCACCTTAAATTACCGTGGCCTCCTTCAGTAAATACGTATTGGCGACACTGCAAAGTACGTCACTATATATCAAAAAAAGGCGAAACCTACCGAGAGCAAGTCATAGATTACATAGAACAGCAAAACCTAGATATAAAAACCACTTCCCGCATCAAAATAGTCATCACAGCAAATCCCCCAGATAAACGAAAAAGAGACCTCGATAACTTGCCTAAAGCTGTTTTCGATTCGCTTACTCACGCCAATTTTTGGGATGACGATGAGCAGATAGATGATTTACGAATAAAACGCGGCGAGAAAGTTAAAGGTTGTTCACTGGATATCACAATATGGGAGATAGGCGATGCAGGCTGAAATTACGACCATCCCTGAGTTGCTGATTAAGTATTACGGGAATATGACTGAGGTGGGGCGGGTAATCGGAGCGAATAGAGGAACTATCAGAAAGTATGTTCGTGATGCTAGCGCTGAAAGCCACATTATTATCAACGGTAGATTAATGGTCAGGCATAGAGGCGGCGACAGATGGAAAGATAAAGAATCTCAGGAGGCTAAATGAGCTACATCGGAGAGAAAGAGTTAACAAAGGAACAATTCGACTGGCTTAACGGATGGCTTGAGTTGTGGGGCGCTTGGGTTCACTCAGGGCGATTGAATGTACGCATGATAAATATGATTTATAAATTCATGCGAACAGTAGAGCCAAACAGCACACCATCAAGACCTATGTGCAGTGACGATGAGGGAATGTTGATTTCTCAGGTCGTAGATTCAATCATCGCCACTGACGAACAGGCTTATAAAATATTGCTCAGCTATTACGCATGTGAAGCTTCCAAACTTTCGATAGCATCTTACTACCATAAGGTCGCAAAACCCCGCAAAATGCAAACAAGAGGAGGAAACAGGCTAAAGAAACCATCTTTCGGAACTTGCAGGAATGAAGTAGACGAAAAGTTAAAGGCTTGCCAGTGGTTATTGTATGAACCTCTGCGAAATGCAATGAATAATCGTAAACGTGTAGCGAAAATAAAGAAAATAAGCGAACTTTGCTATTGACATGTTATAGCAAATTAGCAATACTTATCAGGTAAGCTGCCTTAACTGTTCTTAGGTTGGCTTAACCACATAAAGTACTCCCGTGTATAGCCCACGTTGCTCGATACAGCGTGGGTTTTTTATTGCCAAAATTACAACCTGTAAGTAATCCTTACAAGTTCAAATTCAAGAGGTCGCCTAGTGCGGCCTTTTTCGTATACGCCGCCACAGAATTCTAATCACACGCACTTAATTGACGCATAGAGATTGTGTGCGGCTATTTATTAACTAAATTCCTCCGATACGGGGGTGAGCCATGAAACGTATGAAAGAAAATCCTGAAGTATGGGTACAACTATCTGAATGGCTGTCGTCAGTCAAAGAGCAGGGAGTTGGCGCAGCACTTGCAGGAGGTATGGCTATTCTCCGCGGTCGTTATAACGGTGGGGGATGGAAGAAAACCTCCATGGACGCGGTGATGTGTTCAATATTCGCTTGGTTCGCTAAGGATATGTTGAACATTTTTGAAATGAATAATGAGTTAGTTTACTTGCTAAGCGTTTTCATTGGATACCTTGGCGTTGACTTTATTGGTCGCTTATTGCGTAGAGCGGCAGGAAACAAAGTTGGAGTATCAGATGAGTAAAGTATCCCGTGGTATCCGCAATAATAACCCCGGCAATATTGACTACAACAAAGCCAATAATTGGAAAGGTCAATTACCGCATAACCCAAGTGTTGAATCTCGCTTCTGTCGATTCGAAAGCCCTGACTATGGTATTCGTGCATTAATCGCATTACTTCGAACTTACCAGCGCAAGTACGGATTAAACACTGTATCCGGCTTGATTAATCGTTGGGCTCCGACGAATGAGAACAATACTGGCGCATATATTAATGGCGTGACTAAAGAGTTGGGTGTATCGCCTGCTGATATTATCAGTCTTGATGATAAGGCAACCGCTATCAAACTCGCCAAAGCAATCATTCGTCATGAAAACGGCTCACAACCGTATGATGAGGCTACATTCGAAAAAGCGTGGGGCTTGCTGTGAACAGCTTAAAATCATGGCTCCCTGTTCTGTTGTGGGGCGGGCTGTGTATTGCTTTGTTCTTTTCAACTAAAGAAATGATTGAGCTTGGTAAAGAGAATAAAGGCCTAAAGAAAGCAAACAGTTCTCTCGTTGCTGAAATAGCAGACTACGAAAAACGCATCAACTCCCTTCACGAACTTGACACCAAACACACAACGGAACTCACAAATGCAAAAGCTGAAATTGACCAGTTGCGTATTGCTGCTGAGCGTAATCCTGAGCGGGTGTACATCAGAGCCAGTTGTCCGAAAGGCGAAACCAATTCAACCTCCGGCATGGATGATGAAGCAACCGCCAGACCTACTGACTCCGCTATCGGAAATTATTGGTTACTCAGGCAGCGAATCGCAGAGTCCAAGCAAATGATACTTGGCTTGCAAGATTACATTAGAACGGAGTGTTTACGTTAATACCAATCAGTAAATGCTCTTGCAAAAAAAATTAAATTTATGAAAGTAAGAGCGCTTAACAAGTAGATAGAGAACTTCAAAAAAATAGTCATTACGTCTGATGGTTTTTTATCTTGAGCAATAATGAATAATATACAGGCAAGGATAGGAAGAAATATGAGTAAGAGAGTAATGGGATTGGTATACATATATTGATGCTCCCTCTTATGCAATGAAAAATTAACCTATTAGTTAAGTATATTTTTAACAGGAAAGCAATGCGGGAAATTGAACAACAACGACAGGTGATGAAATAAAAAAAAGCCCACACAGGGTAGGCTAAGCACATCTGTTGAACAAATAAATATCACATTAAATGTAGTTGACGTATTCAAAATATGCAAGCGAATAATGAGCCTCTGAGAAATCAGGGGCTTTTTAATGGCAAAAAAATAGCCCCTGGTGTTGAGGCTTAAAAGTGTAGGAATATATATGAAGCTAATAACTTAGCGATGTAATAACCATACCCCTCTTATTGTGATGTTACGAAAGTAAAGTTAAAAGAAAGTTACATTTATTCAAGTTTTGTAATCAGTAGTACGCATTTCACCCTGTGCCACGCTCGGCACATACACACCAAAGAACCTTTCAGGATAAACCTTGAGGATAACCAGTAGTGGTTTGGTTAACCCTCTTTGGGCTGGTTACTCCTGAGCGCAAGGTTTATCTCTAAAAGGAACTAACTATGTCTTTAGTGGAAATTAAAAAAATTTGATTTATTGACTAGCTCTTCTGCAATCGCCGATGGAGTTAAAAAGAAACACAAAACAGTAATTCAACTTGTTCGCCATTATGTCGATGACTTAAATGAATTCGGAAGGGTGGCATTTGAAATGCGATCCTTTGATACAGACGGTGGACGACAAAAACAACAAGTAGCACTACTTAATGAACAGCAAGCAACATTGTTAATTACATACATGCGTAACAATGATGTAGTCAGGGCATTCAAGAAAAGACTTGTTTCTGAATTCTTCAAGATGCGTTCTGCTTTAGCTGCCAAAAAGTTAGATAGGAATACGTCAAGATTGGAATATAAGCCAATGACCGATGCCGTTAAAAAGGCTAGAGAGGAACAAGGCAAGACTATTTCGCCCCACCATTTTAGTAATGAAGCAGACTTAATTAATCGCATTGTGCTTGGTATGACATCTGCTAAGTTTCGTGTACATAACGAAATAGGAAAGAAAGAGCCCATCCGTGATTACTTAACACCAGAACAAATACATTGCGTAACTGAATTACAAAGAGCCAACACGGTGTTTATCTCAATGGGATGGAACTTTGAACAACGAAAGGAAGAATTAACTAAGTTGTTTAATAAAAATCATAAGCAACCATTGCTCGATGAGATGCATAGATTGGCGGCGTAAAAATGCGCTTTGCTTGTAAATCAATAAATTACCGATGTACTAAAAGTTGCATCGCCTGAATAGGTCGCTCAGCGGTATTTTTTATTGTTAGTCACAAAGCCCGCTTTCGAGTTGGCTTTTTAATTAACTATGAGGGTAAAAGAATGGCACTCACCGATAAGCAAGAAATGTTTTGTCGTGAGTACCTCGTTGACTTGAACGCTACACAGGCGGCTATTCGTGCGGGGTACAGCGAAAAGACTGCGCGAAGTGTTGGGAATGAAAACCTGACAAAACCTGACATTGAAAAACGAATTCAGGAATTAATGAATGATCGCAGTGAGCGATTAGAGATAACGGCTGACTATGTTCTCAATCGCCTTGTTGAGATAGACCAAATGGATGTATTGGACATACTTCATGATGATGGAGGAATAAAGCCTATTCATGAGTGGCCTAAAGTTTGGCGCATATCATTAAGCGGCATGGACTTAGCTGAAATGTTCGAGTCTAAAGATGGTGAGCGCGATTTAGTTGGCATCATGAAGAAAATAAAATGGCCTGACAAAGTCAAAAACCTTGAGCTACTAGGCAAGCACAAAAACGTTAGTGCCTTCGTGGATAAAGTTGACCTAACCGCTGACGTGAAAGTCGAGAATCGTTCTATCAAGGAGATATTCGATGGCTAACCCTTACTTCAAACCATTTGCAGCAAGCGCCCCTTATAAGGTGGCTTACGGTGGTCGAGGTAGTGGTAAATCTTATTTCTTTGCAGAGCTAGCGATTGAAGTATCACGCAGAATCAAAACGGTCATCCTTTGCACCCGTGAGTTTCAGGGTTCGATTAGTGATTCGGTGCATAAGCTGCTTTGTGAAACTATCGACCGCTTAGGATATGAAAAAGAGTTCGAGATACAAAAGAACACTATTATTCACCTTGGCACCGGTGCTTCATTCGTATTTGCTGGCATTAAAAACAACGTCACCAAGATTAAATCAATTCAAGGTGTCGGAATTTGCTGGATTGAAGAGGCTGAGGCGGTAGTTAAAGATTCATGGGAAGTATTGTTACCCTCAATTCGTGGCGATAAAAACGCTGAGATATGGGTGAGCTTCAACCCAAAGAACATTCTTGATGACACTTATCAGCGATTCGTTGTGAAGCCGCCAGAGGGTGCGATAGTCCTCAAAGCTAATTACGATGTAAATCCCCACTTTTACGACACGCCACTCCCTAAGCAAATGGAAGAGTGCAAAGAGCGCGACCCTGAGCTTTACCGCCATATCTGGCTGGGCGAACCTGTAGCAGATTCAGCGCTGGCAATTATCAAGCCTGCATGGATTGAGGTAGCCGTTGATGCGCATATCAAGCTAGGGTTTGAGCCAAGAGGTAAGCGAATTGTCGGTTTCGACGTTGCTGATGATGGCGAAGATGCTAACGCAATAGTGCTTCGTCATGGCTCGGTTGCCTTATCTGTTGAAGAGTGGCGAGGTCAAGATGTCATATTTAGCGCTGACAAGGTCTATGCGGACGCGGTTAAGAATAACGTAGATACGGTTATCTATGACTCAATCGGCGTAGGTTCTGGCGTTAAGGCTCAATTTAACCGTAAAGATAATCGCATTGTTACTGTGGGATTTAACGCAGGTGCTTCCGTTGAGAAGCCAGAAAGCAACTATAAGCCCGGTAAAACAAATAAAGATATGTTCTCAAACTTGAAAGCGCAGCAATGGCAATTAGTCGCTGACCGCTTTTATAACACTTGGAGAGCTGTCGAGCATGGCGACAAATTCACCGATGACCAGTTAATCAGCATATCCAGTGATATGAAAGATATCGAATACCTTAAAGCCGAGTTATCACGACCCCAAGTCGATTATGACAACAACGGACGCGTAAAGGTTGAGAGCAAAAAGGATATGAAGAAACGCGGAATACCAAGCCCCAACAAAGCCGACGCGTTCATTATGGCGTTTGCCGATGTTCGTGGTGGTCTACGAATTAACCCCGCAGCACTTGCAGGTATCTAATGAAATTATTCAAATGGAAAAAAACGCCTGTCAAAGCGAGAGGCGGAGCTTGCTATTGAGCAAGAAAAGACAAAGCAGCTTGAGTTAGAGGCAAAGAAAGCCGCATCTCAAACGCAGCTAATGCAGATGCTAGTCACTGAGGAAACAAAGCGGCAGCAGCCAGTTAAGATTAAAGCCCCTGAGCTTCATCCGCTGGTGTTGCCTGAAGGCGAAGATGCTCCTATCGCAATGGATAGCTGTGGTACATATGCATACGCCAATCAGTATGCCAGCCAAGATGTGGGCTTCTACACTGGGTTCCTTGGTTATCCCACGCTGGCGATTATGTCTCAGTCTAGTGATTATCGCAGCGTTCCTGAAACCACAGCTAAAGAAATGACGCGCGAGTGGGGCAAGGTTAAATCGCGCGATGACGGTCAGAATGCAGCCGATAAATCAGATATTGTTTCTCAAATTAACCAAGCGCTTGAAGATTTCGGCATTCGTGACATTTTCAGGCGTCACATTGAGAATGAAATGATATTCGGGCGCTCTCAGATTTATCTAGATATCAAAGGGCATGATGATAAGCGTGATTTACCACTACTTATCAATGAGGCGGGAGTAAAGGAAGGTGAGCTAAACGGATTTGCGGTGATTGAGCCTATCTGGTCAACGCCTAGTATGTACAACTCAACCGACCCAACTAGCCCTGATTTCTTCGTGCCTACTCAGTGGTTTGTTTTAGGTAAGAATACTCACGCTGATAGATTGCTAACACTAATCATGCGACCCGTGAGCGATATCCTGAAGCCAGCATATAACTTTAGCGGTTTATCCATGCTTCAGTTAATGAAGCCGTATGTCGAACGGTGGCAGCGTACAACTGACTCTATTAGCGACCTAATTCACTCGTTTTCGCTAACTGGCCTAGCTACCGACATGGAAGACATTCTTTCTGGCGGCAGTAACGCAAGCATGGTTCTTCGTGCTCAGATGTTCTCGCAGATTAGAGATAATCGCGGGTTGATGCTGACGGATAAGCAGAAAGAAGAATTCTTCCAGTTCAATACTCCACTGTCTGGCTTGGATGCTTTGCAGCGCCAAATGCAGGAGCAAATGTCAGCTCCAAGCCATACGCCCATGGTTAAGCTGTTAGGTATCACACCTAATGGTCTAAACGCTAACAGTGATGGTGAGATTAGGGTTTATTACGATTACATCTCTTCGCTTCAAAATGCTCACTTGCTGCCACAAATAAACAAGATCATCGACCTTATTCAGCTTCACCTATTCGGAAAGATTAACGACGGTATCTATTTCGAGTTCACGCCGCTTTATCAGTTGGATGAGAAAGAGATTGCTGAAATAAATCGTACCAATGCGGAAACGGCTGAGAAGCTGGTGAATATTGGCGCGGTTGATGGTGAAGAGGTTAGGCAAACACTTGCAACGGACGAATCAAGCAAGTTTAGCTTTATCGACCCTGACAAGATAATCCCATCACCTTTTGGAGTTCCTGATTATGGAAGTGCGGAGGAAGAAACCGAGTGATGCGGTAATGCCTGAAATCAAGACGTCAGAGGCTATATGTGCGTGGTATTACAAAGAGCTAATGGAAATCATCAAGGATATCCGAAAGGAGCTTGATGACGCTCTCATTAACGAATATCACGGGAGAGCTAAAAAGGCTCTAGCCAATGACGGAATTTCAGACTGGATAGCCCATATCGCAGATTACATGCTGGATAAGTGGAATAGGCGACTTAACTCAATATCTGAAGAGGTCGCAAAAGACTTCATCGATAAAACGGTTGGCAACTACGATACTCGCTTTGCGGCAATGTTAAGGCGCAAGGGATTCACTGTTCGAATGCAAAACAGCGAACGGACGTTAGATGCCTTGCGGGCTGCGATGGGTGAAAACGTTGGGCTGATTAAATCCATTGGCACTGAGTACCTAAGTAAGGTTCAGATGCATGTCTGGCAATCAGTAACAGGTGGCTATGACCTAGCAACACTAACCGATAACTTGGCGCATGATTTTCATATCGCCAGAAACCGAGCGAAGACAATCGCGCGTGACCAAGCTAACAAGGCTCATGCAGTTATTGAACAAGCAAGGCGGAAAGAGTTGGGGATTAAAGAGGCTATTTGGATCCACTCTCACGCAGGTAAGCAACCACGAGAATCACACGTTAAGGCTCACGGTAAGAAGTTCGACATTGAAAAGGGAATGTATATCGATGGTGAATGGATATTGCCGGGTGAAAAAATAAATTGTCGATGTGGCAGTAAGGCAATTCTTCCATTTTAAATAGGGGCGGTCATGAAGATGACAGATAGCCTCGCTTTCGACAGTGGCACATCAATGCGGAGTAAGGACGCAAACGGACACCTAACCGTTGAGCGTACCGTGATATCCAAAGCCGCAGTAAACCCCTATTACGGTAGAGAGATACCAGATAGTGAAAGGCTTGGTTTAGAGCCCGATCGGATTTACTACATGCTGCGTGACCCTGTCGAGTTAGAGCGAGCAGCAAATACATTCAGCAAAAAACAATTACTCATCAAGCATATTCCAGTCGATTCAGACGAACCGCAGAAACAATCAACCATTGGCACTATCGGCTCAAATATCACATTTGAGGACGGACGCCTGTTCGCTGATTTGTGCGTGTGGGATGGATACGCAATTGGGTTAATTGAAGCAGAAAAAATGAAAGAGCTATCCGCAGGTTATGGATATACAGCAGATATGACCAGTGGAGAGTTTGAAGGGCAGTATTACGACGGAGTTATGCGAAACATAATCGGTAACCACGTTGCATTAGTCGAGCGCGGCAGAATCGGGCGAGACGCTATTATTTCAGACCATCAAACAGTTGATTTGGAGAAATTAATGAAACTGAAAAAAGGTGCGCTTGCTAACATTGCCGCACAAACAAAAACAGCGTTAGGGATGGATTCAGACCTAACAGAAGCGCAACTTCATGCGATTGTGAATGCGGTTGCAATAGGTATGGATGAAGTATCTACCGAAGCGTTGGTGGGTGCTAAAGACGAAGAGGCTAAAAAGGCTAAGGACGAGAAAGAGGAAGATAAAAAAGCCTCTGACGAAGATGATGCTAAGAAAAAAGCCGAAGATGAGCAAACGCAAGCTGAGCGTGATAACGAATCAGAAGCCATGCGCATCAAAGAGCGCGAAGAGCGTGAGCGTAAAGACCGTGAAAAAGATAAAGCGATGGACTCTGCTATCAAGCTAGCTGAAGACCAAGCCGTTGCTCGTGTAACTAAGTTATTTGAAGCGCGTGAAGAAGTGAAGTCTCTGGTCGGTCAGGTTGCCATGGACAGTGCTGATGATGTTTACGCATATGCATTAAAGCAGTGTGGTGTGGATATCTCTGGTGTTCACCCTAGCGCATTCAAAACAATGGTTGGCATGGTTAAACAAAATCGCGCTCAACCTCAAAAAGCAAGTCTAGGCATGGACTCTGCGGCATTCGCTGAAGACCCGTACACCACTCGCTTCAAACAGGCTTAATAAGGACAAATCATGACAGGTTTTCAAACTCGAATGAATAACGACTTGCCACTAGGTGTGGCGGGTGACTTTGCTTCAACTAACCCGCATTTTTCAATGCTGGCTGGTGAGGGGCAGTTAAAATCAGGTGCAACAGGTGTAACGGTTGGTTTATTTGCATGGGCTGACGAAAATGGCTTAGTGACCAACGTTAAAACGGCAGGGGCGTTGATTGGTTTTGTTCATCGTAACAATCAGGCGATCATCTCTGCGTATGGCGAAGGTGCAACAATGTTAGTACCTAAAGGCCGTGAAATCACCCTCATGACTGGTGGTGACTATTTCGTCAATCTCGAAGCGGGCGGTACTCGCGGTCAATTTATTGTTGCTGATGTAGCAACAGGTAAAGCAAAAGCAGTTGACGCTATCGACCCTGAAGACGCAACAGTTGAAGCAACTCCGTTCCGTGTGGCCAAAACGGTTACATCTGGCTTAACTAAAATGTCTAGCTCACTGTAAGGATAAGTAATGACACAATTAAATTTTAATGCGCTTGAGCAGCGGGCTGGCATTGTCTTTGCGACAGGTTACAACCCTCAAGCATTAACGCCACTTGCTAAACAAATGGCAATGGATAGCGAGTTAGTGACCACACCTAACGCTGGTGTGTTATCACTATTCACTACCTATGTTGACCCGAAATTAATCGAAACGCTTGTTACGCCAATGCGTATGGCTGAAATTTTCGGAGAAACTAAAAAAGGCGACTGGACAACTCAGACTGCTCACTTCCCAGTGATTGAATCCACTGGTGAAACGTCAAGCTATGGCGACTACAGCAACAATGGTCAAGCTGGCGTAAACGTTAACTGGCCTATGCGTCAACCTTATCACTATCAGACAATTATCCGTTTGGGTGAAAAAGAAATGGCGATGGCTGGTGCGGCCAAAATTGATTGGTCTTCTCGCAAGCAAATTGCAGCAGCACTGACCTTGAACAAGTTCCAAAACAAATCCTACATTTACGGGATTGATGGTCTGCAAAACTACGGCATCTTGAATGACCCTGATTCACTGCCTAATGTGACGTCAACTCCATGGGAAGCAATGGACGGGCAAGGTGTTTATGACTCAATTCAGAGCAAACTGTATGGCGAGCTCATCAAGCAAACCAATGGCCATGTAGAAGCCTCTACCCCAATGGTGCTGTTATTATCACCGAAAAACGAAGTTAACCTGCACAAAACAAACCAGTACAACGTTAACGTGTATGACCAGTTAAACAAAAACTTCCCTAACTTGGAAATTCGCAGCATCCCTGAGTTTTCTACTGATGCGGGTGAAGTTGTTAAGCTGATTGTTCGTGAATATGAAGGTCAAGAAACACTAGACCTGAGCTTCACTGAAAAAATGCGCGTTCACGCGATGATCCCCGAACTGTCATCTTGGAAGCAAAAACGTTCTCAGGGTACTTTCGGGTGCATCATCTATCGTCCAATGTTCATTGCATCGATGCTGGTTTCTTAATCATTATCCTCGTTGTTAATCCTTGCCACCTCGGGTGGCATTTTTATAGGTGAATTTTATGTCTGAAGTAACAGTGGCGTGCAAATTGGCTAATGGCTTGTATCTGGATGTTGGCAATCAGCGAGTAACAGTAAAAGGTTTCGCTAATGGCATTCAAGACGAAAACGGCTTTGGTCTAACTCATGGCGTCGATAAATCGATTTGGGATGCATGGCTGGAAGAAAATAAAGGTCGTGACATTGTTAAAAATGGCCTCATCTTCGCTCACGAAAAAGTGAAAAGCGTTGAAGCCGAGTCAAAAGAAAAGAAAGACACAAAGTCAAAAACTGAGCGTCTAAAGCAAAACACTGAAGGTGTGAAGACTGCCGAAGAGTAAGGGATAACATGAATAATCGCGAACTAATGAAATATCGCAGCCAGCAAGCAGCCAGCAATATCAACGATGGCGTTGTGGAGTTTAACGTAGCTAAGTTTCGCGAGATTTATCCCAACACCAAAGGCACTGATGCACAGCTAGAATCAGCGTTCGTTAAGGCTGGACTACTCTTGCGTAATGATAGGTTTAGCTGCGTTAAAGACCTGAAGGAGCGTGAAATGCTTCTCTTCTTGCTTGTCGCTCACATGGCCATGCTTCAATCAAATATCGAAGATGGTAACAGCGCGGTAGGCCGAGCATCTAGCGCAGCCGAGGGAAGTGTTTCTGTATCGCTGGACTATGGAACAACAACTAATGCTGAAAAGTGGTACACACAAACGCCTTACGGTGCTGAGTATTGGGCTTTAACAAGTCAATATCGCTCATTCCTGTACACGCTTGGTGTCATGCCAATGCCTGTTTGGAGAGGTGGTTATTATGGCTAAAAGCAAGCTTGAGGAAGCACTGGAAAAATACCTAACAGGTAACCTGGAGTTGCGAGCTGGGATATTAGACAAGCAAACCTACCCAAAAAACGAAGATGGAAGCGGCGGCGAGTTCGTGGCAACTGTTGCTTACAAGCAAGAATTTGGCGACCCTTCCGATAATATCCCATCAAGACCTTTCTTTAGACATGCAATTGCAATGAACAAAGATAAATGGTCAGCAATTATCGCTAATGGATTCAGGAATTATGACGGCGATGGTGTTATGGCTTTGCAATCGGCTGGGGAGGAAATTATTGATGACCTTCGAGAGTCAGTCAGAACATGGTCAACCCCTCCAAACTCGAAGGAAACAGTTGAGAGGAAAGGGTTTAATAACCCTCTAATCGATACTGGACAACTTATGAACTCATTTAGTTATGAGGTAAATGATGATCAAGGTTAGAGCTATCGCCAACGCTGCCATTCAGGTGGTTAATAAAAACTTACCAGCAACCCTCTTGGCTAATGAAGGTTTCGACATTGACGAGGCTGGATATCAAACCTCTAAGTATTCCGAATATGAAATTTCCATACAATTGCAAAGCCTGAGCACTCAAGACCTTGAGCATTTAGGCGTTATCAATCAGCAAGGAGAGTTTATCTACGGATATGCACGCGGGCAGATTGAAGCTATTCGGAGAGCCAGTCAGAAAGGCGCAGATAAGATTAGCTTTGTTGCTTATGGCGAATCTGAGGTGTCTGAGTGGCTAGTAACCAAGGTCATAGAATCATACCCATCTTGGGTTAAGGTGCTTTTATGGCGGCAACAATAAACGTTACTGAGCGCGATATATTCGTTGAGCTTAGGCGATACCTTACCGAGTTGTTCTCATGCCCTGTGGTAGTTGGGTATCAGAATAATGAAGCTATCCCCATCGACGGCATTGTCATGCACATGCTGTTTGAGCGCAATCTTGATTACACCTCTGATTACTGGAATCCAGCGATAGAAGAAATGGCGTCTCAGTCATCAGTCGAGGCAGCATTTCAACTGGATTTTTACGGTGCTGAAGCAAACTCACGCTCTCGTGTTGTAGCGAATCTTTGGCGAAGTGACTATACAACCTCGCGAATGACTAAATGCCAGCCACTTTATTGTGGCGAGCCAAGAAAGAATATCCTCGTTAACGAATCAAATCAGTACGAAAACAGGATGATGCTTGAAGTCAAACTTCAATATAACCCTGAAACAACCTATCACGTCGATGGTGTCGACGAAATCTCAATTACTACCACAAATATCTAAGGTAAAAATATGAAATCTATTCCGGCAAGCGATATCGTCCAGATATTGCCCGGTGTCGTTGGCACTGGCGGCAATCCACTGGCTCTTAACGCATTGTTTATCACCAAAAGCAACCAGCATCGATGCTAGGCGTGAAAGCTTTCGGCTCTGCTGATTTGGTCGGCGAAGTGTTCGGTAAAGACTCTAAAGAGTATGAGGCTGCGCAGGTGTATTTTGCAGGATTTGATAACTGCACAGTGTTGCCTGACACGCTATTTATCGCATCAATGGTTACGACAGCCCAAGCGGCTAAGTTAGTCGGCGCTAAGCTTCCAACTCGAACCGCTAGCGAATTTGCAGCATTACCACAAGGTCTGATTTTAACAATCGATGGTCAGGTTACATCTGTGAACTTCGAAACTGAGGTTAACAGTTATTCATCTTTAGCGGCGACAGTCACTACGGCTTTAGGTGCTGCGGCAACGTGTACCTATGACACAGGCGCTAAAGTGTTTGTCATCGAAGGCGCAACAAAAGGCGCGGTTGGTTCTATCTCATTTGCTGAAGGTGATTTAGCAACGTTCATGGGATTAACTGAAGCATCTGGCGCACAAGCTAACAACGGCATCAACGCTGACACTATCGAAGAGCTACTGCCTCGCATCACCAAAGAAACGACAAACTTTGTTTCTATCGCGGCGATTGATTTTACCGCAGAAGAAAAGCTAGCAATTTCTCGCTGGGTCGCTCTGCAAAAAGACCGCTATATGCACGTTCTGTATCAAACAGAAAACGGAGAAGGTGAGCTAGAAACTATCAGTTCAGCAATTAAAGAGTCCGATATCGGCGGCACATGCTTATTTTACGGTAGCCACAAACACGCAGCCTTTGTCTGTGGATTTGCAGCAAGCCTGAACTTTGATGAGCTGAACGGCCGCACAAACTTGGCATTCCGTGGTCAGGAAGGTTTAACGCCTTCAGTAACAGATAAAGCGCTGGCAGATGAATTAATCGCGATGGGCTTTAACTTCTACGGCGCATACGGCACGGCTAATGACCGCTTCATCTTTGTTTATCCTGGTTCCGTATCAGGTAAGTTTAAGTGGGTTGATAGTTATGTGAATCAGGTGTTCTTCAATAACCAACTCCAATTAGCGTTAATGACGATGCTGAAAAGCTTTAAATCTGTACCTTACAACGAAACAGGTAAGGCAATTCATCGTTCTGCCGTGGCTGATCCAGTATTCCAAATGCTCAATTTTGGAGGCATCCAACTGGCGTTGAGCTATCTGAGCAACAAAAGAAACAAATCAACATCGAAGCTGGATTTGATGCGGCATCTCAAATCAATACGGCGGGTTGGTGCATGAAGATTGAAGACACGCCAGCGCAAACACGCGGTCTTCGTAAATCAATGCCTCTGAAACTGTGGTACGCCGATGGCGGCAGTGTTCAGCAAGTTAATCTCCCATCAATCAACGTCCAGTAAGAGGTAAAAAATTATGCCAATGGGACATAACCCAAGAACATTAACATCGGCAAATGCCGTTTTGATGATCCGCTGTAAGGGCGTTTATGACGAGTTCGTGAAGTTGCAAGGTTTTCAGGCTGATAACGCGTGGAACTTTGGTGACGCAAATATCGGCGAGACTCGCATGGGTGTCGATGGTAAACAGTCCATCGGCTACACGCCACATGAAACGCAATGGACGCTTTACTTGGAAGCAAACAGTGTATCTACACAAATCATGGAAAACATTCGCAAGGACTTTAACGCGAACATGGAAGCCCGATTTGTGGATATCGTTGTCGAAATTCCATCAATCGGCAAACGCTACAGCGCAACGGGCGGCTTAACGTCAATGACTGGCGGCGCAAGCGGTAAAAAAATGCTCGACGGAACAAGCTACAACTTCAATATGGTCTTCGAAGGTGCTGAGGAAATCTAATGACGCTGAAATCAAAAACTATCACGATTGAAAAAGGTCGTGATGCTGGAATGATGTATCAAGTTACCGAAATGCCAATTGCCAAAGCGGATAACTGGGCGATGCGAGCACTGTTCGCAATTGCCAATGGTGGTGTGGACTTGGAAGGCGTCAGTCCAAATATGGGTATGCTAGGCATGGCTAACGTAGCAATCAAGGCGCTGGCAGGGATTAATCCGAATGTCGGCATTCCGCTACTGGATGAGCTTCTGGATTGCGTACAAACCATCCCGTCAGGTGGCACCGCTCGACCTCTGTTACTTGATTCCGACGTGAAAGACCTCACCACGATGTTCACACTTCGCAAGGAGGCATTGGCCATTCACCTTGATTTTTTAGTGCAAGGCGGTGGCTTAAGCTCGAAAAGTTAAAAGCTGGTCTACCGCTACGTGATGGCGTGATGGCTGAAACTTTGAACGTGTCCAGTGTTGTGTATCAGGTGATAACAGCCAAGCATGCAACACTGCACGAGCTTTCAACGATTTACAGCCTAGAGGACGCGCTTAACTTGCTAGAAATTCATCAAGTCGAGGCGTACAACAAGCAACTGATGAGTGAGTTAAACGATGGCAACTCTAATTGATACCCTTCTCGTATCGCTAAAGCTGGATAACGATGGCTTTGTTAACGATGCTAAAAAGGCAACTACCGAGAACGATAAATTATCAGCCTCTATAGATGCCTTAAATGATACGCTTGGTAACGTTAATAAGACGCTAAAAGGCTCTACGGATGAGAAGAAGAAAGCCAAAGAGCAGACTGATAATTTCACCAAGTCGGTCAACAATGCAACCAAGGCGCTAGTCGGTTTATTTACAGCCATCTTCGTTTCTACTGGTCTGACTAAGCTAATCGATGAAACCGCCAAGACAAAACGACCAGTTGAATTTCCTGAGTAAAAACTTAGGGATGAATGCTGCGGAGGTTAAACGCTGGCAAGGTGCTGCGGAAATGTCTGGCGGTAGTGCTGATGGCATGGCGGCGAGTTTATCTGGCCTGAGTAAATCGCTGTGGGATATGGTGACAATGGGCGATACTTCGGTATTGCCTTACTTTAATGCGCTGAATGTTGGCGTAATTAAGTCCAATGGCGAACTCCGAAACCTTGATGATATCTTGCTGGATGTGTCAGATAGCCTATCGAAAATGTCACGACCACAGGCCTATAACTTCGCTAAGAATATGGGATTTGATGACGGCACTATTAACATGCTGTTACAAGGTCGCCGTGAGGTTGAGGAATATCTTGCACTGCAAAAAGATATTGTTGTCTCATCTGAGCAAGAGTTAGAAATAAGCCGCCAGTTAAACAAGCAGAACGCTTTAGTCAGTCGTCAATGGGAAGGGTTAAAAACCTTACTCGCCAACTACCTGATGCCGTATGCGCTTAAATTCTCTGAGACTATATCGGGATTCTTGAATTACCTGAACAGGAACAGAGATACGGCTGTCTTTGTATTTAAGGCCATAGGCGCAGTGATAGGCTTGACGTTGATCCCATTAGCATTAAAAGCTGGCGCGGCATTCATGGGTATGTTTGCCCCGTTGTTCGGTGGCGTTGGTTTACTGCTGCTTCTTGGTGGCGCAATCGCAGCTCTCTATGACGATTACGATAAATGGAAGAAGGGTGAAAAATCCCTGTTCGATTGGTCGGAGTGGGATGCTTCAATCACTTTTGTACTCGAAAAGCTCAAAGCGTTTAAGGAGTGGTTCCAAGACACCACTATCGGCAAATGGTTTACTGACCAAGACGGAAACCTGAGTAGTTGGAAATTGGCCTTAGCTGCTTTCGCTACGTGGTTCGGTGGAAAGTGGGTTACTGGCATCGTGCTTGGTGTCGGTCGAATCGGCCTTGCATTTGCTGGCTTGCTTGGTTGGCCTGCTCTGTTAATTGCTGGCTTCGCTGCCGCTATCCCTGTGATTAAGTCCTATATTGATGATGCTGCCGAGCACTTCGGCGATGTGATGAGCAAAGCAGGAGAAAAAGCCTCTTTAGTTGTCGCTGCGGTGCATAAGTTTAATGACCCGAATGCTACCGTTGAAGACAAAATTGTTGCTGCTGCCAAAGTTGGTGATGGTTTTGTTGCTGGTGCTGGATTGCTTAGCTTAGGCACTGATGGAGTTAAAAACATGGTTAGTAACCTAATGACTCCGCTACTTAATGGATCATCTTCAGCCACGGGTGTTGAAGTTCCGCATTGGAATAAACGAATATTTAAAACAGATAAGGGTGATGTGGTTAGAGAGGGAGGTTCTCGATCTTGGAGAAACAACAACCCCGGCAATATAGAGTATGGTGACTTAGCAAAAAAATATGGAGCGATAGGTACTGATGGACGCTTTGCTATATTCCCAACCGAGGAGATGGGCAATAGAGCTAAAAACCATCTGCTATTTGAAAGTAATAGAGCCAAGGCTTTGTCAACTAAAGGTGATTATGGCGCAGGGCTTGGATATAAAGACAAAACTTTATCTCAGGCTATTAGGGCGTATGCTCCTCAGGAGGAGAATCCAACAGATGCTTATATTTCTAGGGTGCTTTCCTCTGTTGGCGGAGTTGATAAAAAAATGGGTGAATACACTAAAGCCGAAAGAGAAGTTCTGCTCGCTGCATTTAAGAGTGTTGAGGGCTGGAAAGTTGGCAGTGAGAACTCAACCAATCATATTAATGCCATAAATAACACAAATGGGTTTATATCTTCATTATCTAAGCCTTTTCCGTCTGAAATTAATGGCATGGCTGACAACTTCTTAGGGCAAACGAATAAACTGCAATCTCAGACCCATACAGTAAACAACAAGACGGATATTAATGTAGGAGATATAAATATCAATACTTCATCTAATTCTGTATCAGGTGTTAGTGGTGACATGGTGGACTCTATTGCTAACAGAGTTTATCAACTAGTTCCAACCATGAACTAATAATTGCTTTAATTTGCAGCATCCCGATGGCACAATTATTGGAATTAAACTTATCAAGGATAAGAAATGTTAAATAAATTTACCGTTGGGCTGCTGTTAGTTCCTTTCTTCTCTTTTGCTGGGATGGATATTACAGATGGTAATTATCAGTGCCATTATTCCTCAATAGAGCAAGGGGGTAAGAATGGGGAGAAACTTAAAGGAGCCGAAGTTTATATTGAAAATGGAGATGAAGATTCTATTTTGTTTATAGTTTCTTTCCCGGGAGGAGTTTCAATAAATCCACCTGTAGCTTCAAAAGTTGAGCAAACATCTAGCGCAATAACTTACCAATCAAAAGATGAGAATGGGAATGTATTTATAGTTGGATCAACAAAAAAAGATGGGTTAGTGTCTGCTATAGGGGTGAAGAACAACCTACTTCATGCCAGCACGTTTATTTTTGATTGTGTAATGTTAAGAAATTTAGAAAATCCAGTGTCTACAAAGTAGCGCAAGGGGGTTTGTTTGTCTTTCTTCAATATCATTAGTGGCATTTTTAAAAAAAAGAATACTCATGAAAATAAGTTACCAACAGTAAAGTGCAATGTTGGAGATTTTCTTTCTGCTGAAGATGTCATTAAAGCCCTGATCCCCATAAAGGAGAAGCACAAGAAACTAACATTCTCTGACGATGAGATGGTAAGTAGCATACTTAGCGGGTGGAGAATGGATCTGGCAAGTATTTCACTAAGAAATCTTAATCACGACATCACACAAACTGAAATTATAGGTATAACCTCATGGCTTAGCTCTAAGTGCCATTACCTTTATGACTCTAGAAGGTCGATTTCTCTAGGGATAACTGAGGGGGAATGGATTAGCTCTGGCTGTTGTGGATATAAAGGGAGAGATAATTCACACCTTAAGTTTAATGGAAAGAAATTTAAGCTTAAAAATGGACTAATATACCGAGGTAAGGCCTATTACCCCGGAGGGGAAGAATATTGTCGGTGCGGATATAAATCAATTCTCCCATTCTAGTGAGTAATAAGCCCCTAGGGGCTTTTTTATTGAGGATAGAAAATGAACCAGCTAGATATTTACCTGAATAAAGAAAGCCAAGGTGGTTTATTGTCGGGTAACGAAAGATTTAAACTTGTCTTTATGAGCGAGGTTTTTAAGGGGAAATTCTTGATAACCGAATTCAGCAATGGCGGGGTTAAGCATTACACGCAGATGCAAGGTGAAGAGCCTGTATTAACAAACACAATGCCATATAATGAAAGTGACTCACCTTATTCAAGAATGGCATTGGATATCGTGGAAAGAGCGTTAAATCACAACTGATCAAACGATCAGTAACACCGTAAAATGGTTAAATTAAAATTACTAGAATAAAGGCCATTTTTGATAGAAAAAGAAAGTTTACTTCAATAATCTAATGTAAACCAAAGAGATGTTTTTTTGATAACTGTATTTATACACATAATACATTACTAATATTGGACTTTAGTAATTAAATAATCATAATAGACATGCATAAAATATGATTGTGTGCTTTTTATTCTATTATGATATATTCCACCCTATTAGGGAGGTGAAACATGAAGACTAGAAACTTAAAATCCAAAAAAGATACTGACGCACTCATCGCATCTGTTGAAGAGTGTTCTGAGTTTATGGAATTAGTGGATGTCAAAATGGAGCGCGCACAATTATCCTTAGCTGAAAAAAAAGGACAGATTTAAGAGGATAAAAGAGAATGGCGCTAGACTCACAAAACACCGTTTCATTGTATGATTTTATTTATTTAGATAAGCCCCGTATTTACACACTTCTAGCCCAACTTTCAATAGATGGCGTGCAGCAGTCATTAAAAAAAAATTAATGGCGAAAAAAGCGCAGAAACAACAGAAAAAAAGATGGAAGGAAAGGGTAACCTAGGTGTGGCTGCCGGTGCGGTAGCTAGCTCTCACAAAACAACCGAAGATGCATCGGAGCTAATTGAATCTATGCATGATGTTTCTTGGTCGTCACCAATGCAGCTTTTAGATGTATTGAGTGAGCTAAATATAATTCATCGTGGAACAGATGGTGCGAATATTGGCTCTGTGATATTAGCTCGAGGAGGAATAAGGATATTTGATGTTATAAGCCTCAGAAAAGCTATTCCTGTGCTGGGTGCGCTTGCAGGATTCCAGCAAAATAATTCAAATCTCCCTCCAAAAGCTAAAAAAGCTAAAAGGTCTAAAGTAGATATCCATGATATTGAGATAGAAGCAGGGGTGACTATAGGCATGATGTCTGGACTGCTTGACTTAGTTGATGACTCATTGCAAGTTGATTTATTTGAGCACAATGGTAATCAAACCTGGATGACTCTTTCATCTAGTGGCATGACCATCAACTCTTCAGATCTAGCACTTAAATATGGCTCTCAAATACCTGGAGAGTGGTACGTTATCGGTATTGTTGATGCTTTACCTGACTGGGAATCTGGCCAGTTTATGAATATCCCTGAAGATATGAACCCTCTAAAAAGCGGGCTGTATGAAATGCTAGACTCTATAAGAAATAGCATGGGAAGAAGAGCAGGAAGTTATGGCGTTACGCCGTTAATGGTATTCAGAAAAGCTATAACATCGGGAATATATCCAGAAGAGTAATCAATAAAATCTATAGTTAGTTTAGGTTTTAAATCCGAAGATTGCAGTTTATCTAAATTTTATAAATGGTCGCTCAGGCGGCCTTTTTTATTACCTAAAATTCGAGGTTCTTATGTTCGGAATGCCAGATATACCAAACTGGAAGGGTATCCCTGACGCTGCCATTAACGCAGGAATTAGTTTAGGCGGTGGTGCGTTAATCAATACTCTATTCGGTAACTACTGGGGAATATTTAACGAGTTCGGCGTTCCGCTATTGCTTGCTGATAACGTTCTATCCCTGCAATACCAAAATCAGAGCCGTGTAGTGAATGCGCCGATAGAGAAGGGTTCTTTTACCAGTTACAACAAAGTGGCTGACCCATATAAGGCCACTGTGCAATTAAGCAAAAGTAGCGGTGGCACATTAGAGCGCGGGGCTTTTCTGGCTCAGTTGGAAATACTAGCCAAAAGCACACTCAAGTTTTACATCATCACGCCTGAGTATGTTTATAAAAGCGCAAATATTGTCGGCTTTGATTTTGCTCGTGAGGCTAGAGACGGTGCGACCTTGATTAAGGTGAACGTACATCTTGAGGAAATACGCGAGGTATCGGTTCAGTACGACGAAGAAGAAGTGACTAATCCTGATGATACACGAATCAAGGACACTGGAGACAAAACGCAGCAAGTGTCATCCATGTTTTCTGGCGATACGCTCGATGAATTAATGAAGATTATTGATGACCCTACTAAATCAGCATTACTGAAAACAAAAGAAGTGGCATCTGTACTTTATAAAGCAGTCTCTAACCTTGGCGGCGACCTAACTCAGATACAGCAACAAGCTGAGATGATAGTAGAGCAAGGAGTTAGTCTCCAATGATGACAATAATTCCAACCTCTCCAATTCCCAATCAAATTCTAACCTTTACGCTTGATACTGATGAATACGAGATAGAGCTAAATTCTCGTAGGAATAACCTGTACGCGACGGTGAAGAAGAATAACGAATACGTGGTTTGCAATCGGATATGTCGAAACATGACGTACATCTGTCAGTGGTTAATATTTGCAGACCAACAAGGTAACACGGACCCGATTTACACTGGATTGGGCACTCGATATAAGTTGGTGTGGGCTGATGGTATTTAATCGAAAGAGGATCCGACTAACGCTGAAACTGAATGGCAAAGATGAAGTATTCACTTCAGATAACCAAAACAAACTATCAGTCGTCGGTTTGCGTATTAGTGCGGACGTGACATTTGGCTATGGCTCTCCGGCTCCGTATGCACGAATAAGGGTTTATGGTCTGCCACAAGAGACGATGAATAAGCTCATCACTGCAAAGTGGCAGAATGTAAAGGCGCTGAGGACTTTAATCACTATTGAAGCCGCGGAGGGTGACGGTGATTTTGCTCAAGTATTTAGCGGCGGGATATTCATGGCTTTACCGGAATATTCGGAAGCCCCTAACGTATCGATTGTTATCGAGGCTATGTCGGCTGTTTTTGAAAGCAAATTAGCGACAGCAGCAGAGAGTTACGAAGGTGTTCATTCGGTTGCTGAAATCATTGCAGGGATATGCCAGCGCATCGGCTTTTCGTTTGAGTCAAACGGTGTTAATGCGGTTGTTGATAATGCTTACCTGACCGGTTCCGACTTAGACAAAATCAGATGGCTATGCGCTAACACTGACCTAGACCTTTACCTTGGCAATAACAGCGTGGCAATAACGCCGAAGGGATCAGCAAGAAAGATTAAGGTTGCTGTCATATCACCTGAGACAGGACTTATCGGTTATCCGATTATCACAAATATCGGTGCAACATTCAGATGCCTGTATGACCCATCTATTCAGTTTGGCGCGTTAGTCCGCGTGAAGGGCAGTGAGATTGAATTGTGTAATGGGGATTGGCGAGTCTATGGAATGCGAGCGCAATTAGAAACTGAGATGGACTCCGGTCGCTGGTTTATGGAAATAGTCGGCTCAAACCTGAAGGATAAAAACGTACATGTCGCAAAATGAAACGGTATTACCTTATGCTCCTGAAGACTTAGCGGGCGGTGCCAGAACACAAGAGTTCATTATTAATAGCCTGATTGGGAAAATTAGCACTGTAACAGTTTGCAGGGTGGTGAAGGTTAAAGGTGGCGGGGTAAATCCGGTTGGGTTTATTGATGTCAAACCAATGGTTCTTCAAGTGGATGGCGGCGGGAATATCTTCGATAGTGCCACTATCTATAACGTCCCATATTTTCGCTATCAGGGCGGCGGAAACGCAGTAATTATTGATCCAAAGGTTGGTGATATTGGGATTTGCTTAGTCGCTTCACGAGATATCTCACGAATAAAGCGAACCAAGAAGGACGCGCCACCATCGACTAAGCGGCAATATGACATCGCAGATAGCCTTTACATAGGGGGCATACTCAATGGTACTCCATCCCAATACATTCATTTCCTAGAAAGCGGAATTGATATTGTCTCAACGGGTGTTATTCGACAGAAAGGCACCAAGATAATCCTTGATGCTCCCGTGGAAACCACATCAACAATTAAATCGAATGGCGATATCACCGACAACACTGGCAGCGGTAACACTCAAACCATGGCGAATATGCGCGCTACTTATAACGGTCACACGCACAAAGCTAACGGTGAATACGCAAACACAGATAAGCCAAATCAGCAGGTATAACCAATGAAAACACTGTTTCTATTGCCTGATACGTGGGACTTAACCCTAGATGTATCGGGAAATATTGCTATGGCTTCCGATCAGTATGCTATCGCTCAGTCAGTGGCAAATAAATGCAAGGTGTTCATGCATGATATGTACTACTCACAAAATGAAGGCATCCCTTACCTAGAGAAAATACTGGGTAAAAATAGGTATTCATTATCTCTGTATCGCCAACATTTAGAAGATGCGGCAATGTCAGTGGATGGTGTGGTGTCGGCTAAAGCTGAATTAAGCACCGCGAATGATAGGGTAGTCAGAGGTAGGTTGATTTTCACTGACAAGCAAGGCAGAGAAGGAGTGATAGAATTATGATCCCCAAGCTAGAAATAACGCCAAACGGCATTATCACACCTACGACACAAGAGGTGATAAGTGGGTTATGGTCGATGATGAGAGATACCTTTGGGGAAGGTCTAAACGAAGACATGGACACGCCACAAGGTCAGCTAGTGACGACACTTGCAGCCATCATTACTGATGAAAGAAATCAGCTGGTTGAGTTGTTTAATCAGTTCGATCCGAGATATGCCGATGGTCAAATGCAAAACGCCATAGGTTATATTTATTTTTTGCAGCGAAAGAAAGCCACAAAATCAGTAGCCGAGTTAACTTTTAACGGTCTATCTGGCGTGTCGGTTCCAGCAGGCTTCAAAGTCCAAGATGACAATGGCAATACATGGTCAACATCGAGGGATGTTTTCATTATGAGCAATGGGCTAGCTGTCGTCGAAGCAACCTGTGATGTTGATGGCATGATTTACGCTCAGCCAAATACAATTAATCGTATTGTTCTGAATGTTGTCGGTATTGATAGCGTAACAAATACCAAGGCAGCGATAGCGGGTCGAAATACGGAAACACGACAAGAGTTTGAGCTTAGAAGGTCATTATCTGTCTCGAAGAATGCAAAGAACACAAACGATGCCACATACGGAGCTGTTTCCAATATTAACGACGTTATCGACTGTTATGTGATTGATAATCCTAGCGATAAGACCATTACGGTAGGTAAAACCAACTATTCACTGATTAGAAACTCAATCGCAGTATCGGTTGTGGGAGGTGATGATAATGAGATTGCCAAACAGATTTTAATTAAAGCTGGCACCGGGTGCGCATTTGTTGGTAACACCACGGTGACTTATGAGGACTCCGTTAACTTCCCATACATGCCGCCGACCTATGACGTTAAGTTCATTCGACCAACCCACATCCCCGTTGAATTTAATGTGAAATTTGAGAATAAAGATTTGCTGACATTGCAGGATAAAGAAGCAATTAAAAACGCAATCATCAATGAATTCAACACAGGGATAGGCAAGGGGAGGATAGCTAAGCGGCTGATTGCTAGTGATTATATCTGCTCTGTTGCTCAGTCAACTAGAAACAGATTGATATCTATTCAAATAGGAAGGAAAGGCGGCGATTTAGGGAATTATATTGATTTTGGGATAGACGAGTTTCCTGTCTTATCTCCAGATGACATAAGGATGACGTGATGGATAGCATTAACCCAACCCTAATGAGTCAGTATGCAAACTCCCCAATTATCACCTCTATCCTTAAATCAGCAAACGAATCAATAGATCTATCGAATAATATAGATGACTTCTATTCCCTTGTTTTTAATGTGCATACAGCGCAGGGGTTCGGTCTGGATATTTGGGGGAGGATAGTTGGAATTGATAGGGGCATATCCATTCCCGATCCCGATCAAGATTACTTCGGCTTTGATGGTACGGAAAAATACCTTCCATTTGACCAAGCGCCATTTTATAGCGGCGATGGTAGCGAAAGCGCTTATATGATGTCTGATGAATCGTTTAGAGAAGTCATTATCATGAAAGCTTATGCAAACATTATCTATGCTACTGCTCCCAATATTAACGCCTTTCTAAATGATTCATTCACTAGAGGAAGAGCGTATTACCTGATAACAGGGCATATGAAGGCGAGGTATGTATTTGAGTATCGTCTATCCGAGTTTGAAAAGAATTTAATCTTTAACCATAACATATTACCAAAACCTTGCGGCGTTGAAGTGAGTATCACAGAGCTGCCAGTGAGTGAATATTTCGGTTTTTATAAAACTGGATTCCAACCTTTCAATCAAGCACCTTTCATAAAATAGGTACGAAATGAAAAATCCAAAATTAATAGTAAAGCCTTTCGCTAAGAACGGGCAGAAAAACGTTATCCCTGAAAACTATGAAACTAGCATGGATTCAAACCAAGCAACGTGGGATCAGGGTTTCGGTCAAATTACCATGCTGCCTGTAGCTGCGGGAGGTTTGCCACCAAAAGGTCAGGACTTTAACGGCATTCTCAACCAGATTTCAGAGAACATTGTTTACCAATCTCAAGGTGGTCGCTTTAAATTTTCTCCAGAGTACGCTGAGTCCATTGGTGGATATCCGAAGGGGGCGATATTACAGTCCGATGACGAGAAGAAAGAGTATCAAAGCTCAATCGATAACAACAAAGTTAACTTTAATACTGCGACACAAACGCAAGTCAATGCTGCGTGGAAACTAATCAGTACTGATGACATGTTACAGCAAATCGCGGGTAAGCAACCCTCAGGAAGTTACGCAATTAAGGGAGATAGTTATACAAAAATTGAATCAGACGGCAGATATCAACCTAAAGGAAATTACGCCCCTGCGGGTGACTATGCAACCAATGTAGCATTAACTAACGGGCTTGATAAGAAATTTAATAAAACAGGTGGGAGCATTTCAGGGAATGTGACAGTCGAAGGTGATGTCGCTTCAAAATATAACGGCTATATCGTTAAGTTAGAAACGCGTGGCGGGAAAACGGGTATTGTCTCATCGACAGATAATCAAATGTATTACACTCATACACTACAGGAAAAAAGTGGTACTTTAATGCATTTGGGGGATGGCGGCTGGATGTCGGATACGGGCGCCGTATTTGGTGGTATTTCATTATTATCAGACTATCGTTTAAATTCCATAGGGTATGCTTATTCCGCTTCTCAAACAGATACCTACCATAAAACCAATCATCATTTTTTAAATGTTTTTGGTTATGTAAATAGAAATTACGGCGTTCAGTTTGCCTTTACTAATGATGGTCGAGTAGGTTTTCGTAATATAGAAAACAACACCACAAAAGAATGGGCAGATTTTTACACAACAATAAACACAACAATAGACAGAAATGGCTGTTTAAAAGTAGCTGGTACTTCAAATGAATTAAGTGATTTTCCTGTTGGTTCACCTATTCCTTGGCCTCAAGCGACTGCACCAACTGGTTTTCTAGTTTGTAATGGTCAAACATTCAATAAAACAACTTACCCGCTATTAGCCGTGGCTTACCCATCGGGAAAATTACCCGATTTGCGTAGTGAATTTATTCGTGGTCTGGATGCAGGGAGAAATGTTGATAGTGGTCGCACTGTCTTATCTGCACAAAGTGACGCAATGCAGAACATCACTGGCGAAATCGGATGGGGAGAAAACGGGCTGTTCACTATTGCTAATGGTGTTTTTACTCCAACTCAATCAACGACAAATCGAATCGCATCCGCAGGTGATGCGGGAACATCAGTATCAAGGGCAAAATTTGAAGCATCAAATCAAGCGCGAACTGCAAACGAAAACCGTCCTCGTAACATTGCATTTTTATATATTGTGAGAGCAGCATAATGAAAAATTATAATTTAGATATTGAACAAGCCGAAATTGGCGAAAATGGTTTAGCCACAAAAGCGGGTTGGATTAAAGTCTACATCGCAGATCCTCAAACGCGCGAATATTTAAACGCTAGCATGGAGAATATTTATTTTGATGTAAGCGTGTCCGCTGGCGCTTATATTGATGCACCAGAACTACCGACAAAAGCCGGTTTTGCCGTGGTGCGTAGAGAAGATGGCTCCAAATGGGAAATCTTGACAGATAACAGAGGGAAAACCGCTTACAGTACTGAAACACGCCAACCGATTGATATTGATTTCATTGGCGATTTACCCGATACGCTAACTCTCTTAGAACCGAAAACAGAATTTGATAAGTGGAACGGTAAAAAATGGGTAACAGATATTGAAGCTCAAAAAGCGGTATTGGTTGCACAAGCCGAGCAGGAAAAGGCGCAGCGATTAGAGGAAGCGAATGCCACTATCACGTATTTACAGGATGCCATTGAAGTCGGTCTTGATGATGACGATTACAAAGCAAAATTAATAGCGTGGAAAACATACCGTGTTTTATTAAACCGTGTTGATGCTTCACTAGCACCAGATATTGACTGGCCACAAAAACCTTAACTCTCTTTGTTGTACTCATACCCCTGCGGAAATCGCTTGCTCAATTCCCTGTAATAAACTAAACGCTCACGAAAATACTCGCGCAAGTGCTCGGGGTGCTGTCGCTCGACTTCAACATCGATAACTGGCTTGCCGAGTCTTTCTTTATATGCGACACCGGAAGCAGCTAAATCGACATTCACTTTGTCTTTATCTTCTTTCTATAGTTCTGAGAGATTGTGCATGATGGTATTCTGCGAGGGGATAATGAAACGAGTATAGCATGGAGGGGGAAATCACAGTGACGAGCTGTGCCGAAATTGTGACACAAAAATGAGAGGGGAATGATGGGACGTGGTTGGGACGTTCAAGTTTAAATGTGATTGAACGACTTTAAACAACTTTGAATTACTTTATCTTCTTTGTAGCTTGTGAACACTGAGAAAGACTGTAATTAACTGATTATAAAGTATTAATTCTACGCTCTTCTAAGCCGTAGGTCACAGGTTCGAATCCTGTAGGGCGTACCATTTCGAAGTCAATGGACATCAACCGATGTCTTTTTTTATACCTGAAATTCAGTGGATTAGCTGGTTTTTACCTTATAGTCTTCCCAAGTAGCCCTCATGAATACCTACAAACTATTTTTCTATCAGATTAACTTTCTTATAAATGTACTAAGCTCGACCAGTTTGATAGAAATCGATTCTGATAATACGATATGGGCGTTTCATTTAAATAGGAATTGATAGATGAAATTAAGTACTCAGACTGCGGATCAAAAATACGTACCTCTCATGTAGTTTCTTTAAAATCGAAAAATCATTGTGATAGTAAAGCAGACTTATCCATTTGGCGGTAATAATGAACCGATCTTTATCGGGAGCCATAGATCCAGAAACTAATAAGTGAAAACATAAGGTTATGTTTACATTCGATAACAGTTTATTGATAACCAATCCTATTTTTATAAGCCAGAGAGTTAAAATACCTGAAAATTGCCTTCTCTTACAAAACAGTAATCTTAGATGAAGTAGCTTTGGTGTATTCAATGTCACATTTCGCACATTTATTCGATGAACTCTTGAAAATATTGCCAATAACAAGTGATTGCTTGGCAGTAATTTCAAGGTGATTTTGGATAAGATCACTAGAATGAAAGGGTAGGGGTATTTACGGTAAATGGAATATCGCGACAT